TTTGTACCGTTTGTAACGTACCTGTTACACCCGATGTACTGTCGGTCATTTTTAAAAGACCTTGATAGGTTTGCGATATATTACTGCCTGATAAAGTACTCATATTACTATATATGTTTTTTTTATATTAAGTTACAACTGGATTGGAATTTTCCCAATTAAAGTTTGCGTTATTCCAATTTACGTTCGCCTCATTCCATTTTAAACCAAAACAATTAATATCAGGATTGTAAAATACAACCGCCTGTACTTCATCGTTATCTGTTATATATGTAAAAAATTGTGATGGGTCATCATACAAAATCATTTCAACATCGTCATTTTCACTAACGTATGTTGTGAAACAAATTTCATTTTGTTCCATCCTTGCCATACCAACCTCAACCACATTATTTGATAGTAATGGATTTAAGTTAGTTGGTTGGACTTGGTCATAAATTGTATAGGTATATTGTCCTTGTGCTAAATGTAAATTACAAGTTGAACCTGTTAATACTTCTGGTGATAACGGATATGTTGTAAATGTAAACGTATCATATCTACCTGCGTGTGGAACTGTGGCGTTGTAAGGAATAAAGTATTTCTTATCCTTAGTTTCCAAATTAGTTAAGACCCACAGGTATGTAGGATTGTTTAATTCACTCTCATTACTTACCGTTACATCTAAAGAATTAAGTTGGTTGTGTAGTAAATTTAACATCAGATATTAGGATTTGGTTGTACCCATATTAAACCCGTTTCTACGATACCATTTGATAAAGTAGGGTCAAGGTTAGATGGACTTGATTGGTCATAAACTGTGTAGGTATATGGACCAACATATAGATGTATATTACAAGTATTACCTGTAAGTACAATAGGGTCTAAATCAACCGTTGAAAAACTAAATGAGTCAAATCTATTAACATCATTTGTTGTTACATTCTCAGGGATAAAATAAACCTTACTCTTACGTTCCAAATTAATTAGTTCAAACAAATATGTGGCCCCTGTTAAAGTGGTCTCATTACTTACTGTAACATCAATTGTATTGGTTGTGTCCTTTTGTTACTACTGCTTGAACTGTACCACTCTTCGCTAGTAACGAAAATTGGTTTCTTAATTGTGCGGTATAATCTCTGAACAACGCTGTGATTGTTTGAGTATATACTACTGTACCATTCGCTGGGTCTGCGGCCATAGCCTCTGTAAAGTTACTTCCACCTCTGTATAATTCAAACTCTACTAAGTTTCCACTACCTGAGATAATGTCAACTTTTTGTGTATCGCCTGTACCAGTGTAAGTAATTCCTGTGATAGGTGCTGAGAATATATATAAACTTTGGATACCTCCAACGCCCGCCTTACATCCCAAGGAATATGCTGAACTTACTGAACAACTCATATGTATAAATTTTTATTTTTCTTCTTGTTTATTTTTTTTAAAAAGGGGAGAATTAACTCCCCCTTTAATATTGTTTTTCTAATTACGCTAAGTTATTAGAAATGATTTGGTCAACACCTGTTTGTGCTCCAATTCTGAATTGACACTTCATACGAACTTCTTGATTGTCCATAGAGTACCACATTTTGAATTGACTGTAATCACCTGGTGCGAAGTAGAAATAGTTTTTATTTCTTAACCACTGAGTGTACTTGTTGAAGTTAGCCCAAGACATAAAGATTGCTCCGTCTTTTGCTGCCAATAAGTAGTCTTCACCTGATGCTAACATCAAGTCAATTGAGTCACCGATGTTTGCTGCAGTTGTACCTGATGCTGCCGCTACTACTGTAACGTTGTCACCTGAGTACGCTGAAGAAGTTAACGCTTTGAAACCGTCAAATCCTGTTGCTCCTGAAGTTGCAGAGAACAATAACAATTCTACCGCTTCTTTAACTTGTTGAACCTTGTAGTTTACTAAGTACTCGCTGAATGGAATATCATTAGGAGAGTCATAGTATTGACCTGGCTTCAACAAAGTTTGATACCAGTATCCTTCTAAGTCATCTGTACAAAGACTTTCTTGGTATTGTTTTTTAACTGAAGTTATACTCTTTTGAGTGTAAGTTGTTGAGTTACCACTGAATGGGTCCCAACCGCAACCACCTGCTTGTGATGTTAATGATGAACTAAGTACGTTCAACTCTTGTACACCTTTTACGTTAGGAACAACTTGTACTTGTTGTGCAAAGTCTCCTGTTAAGATAGTTTCTGAAATTAAGGTAGAAGTTTTTTGTTCTGTATAACTTTGTAAACCTGTAAGGTCAAAACTAAAATCGTATTTTTTTAAATTACTCATTTCTTTTTTGTTTTTATTTTGTTTTTATTTTATTTTAAATTACCCTTCAACGCCTCAATCATTTGAACACGTGGGTGTGTACCTGAACCAAACTGATAATCGTTTGATACAGAATTTCTTTTTAATGGTTCTGCTGCTGGTTCTTTCTTGAACGACGCAAAATCCTCTTTCATTTTTTCTTGTTTCTTTTTCATTTCACCCATTCCATTGGTTTTTCTTCTGCCGCTTCTACTTCAACTTCAATCTTCGGTTTTTCTTCCGCAGCTTTAACTTCAGTAATTTTACCAGCATCGTCAACAACCACAACTACACCTGATTTTAATGAGTGTTCACCCGCTGGTGGCAACAACATTTCTCCGTCCTTTACGATACGAAGGTCTGCTCCTGCTACAATCTCATCACCAGATATAGAAACTTCAGTTCCATCTACTAACGCATCTGAAACCATTTTTACATTTTCTGACATACTTTCTTTTTTATTTTCTTCGTTTATTTTTTCGGGTTCAATAGTTCTATTACTTGATATAACCTCTTGAATAATACCTCTAACGACATTTAGGACTTTACCACTAATAGTATAGTCACCATCCTCCGCTAATTTGGTAGTACCATCGGCGTTTACAGAATATAATTCTTTACCCATAGATATTTCACCATCTACTTCATACTCGGCATCGTCTTCTCCTTTGTACCTCGCGAACGCGTGGTTCTGTTCAAATCCGAATAACCAATTTTTTATTTGTTGTAATTTTTGTGTAGGGGTCATTTTATTATTGTTTTAATAAATTTTCTATCTCTGATAATATATATGTATCTGTGTCAAATTTGGTGTCGTGGAATTTCACTAGTTTTTGTTCAAAGTACCCCTCAAGGCTGAACCCTTTTACGGCCCCACTTTCAACATACTTTTCAAATACTTCCTTGTCCTTAACTTGAACAATTCCGAACCAAGTTCCCTCTGGTAATTCGTACCCATACTGATTTGATTTATCATTCTTTGGGTCGGTTACTATCCAACTTTCAACAAGTGCTACATCATCAAGAGAATTTTTTGGATTATGTTCTATGTTAACGTTTGATATGTTCTTATCTCTTAAGTACTTAAACGCTATCTTTTTAACTGTGTCTTTTGAAAAGTACACATAATATTCTGAATTGGAAATAGGTTCCCTTCTGTATATCATCTTGTCAGGAATTAGAACAGGTCCTGCCAATAATTGTTGTTTTGATTGTTCTTCAGCAAACTTAAACTCTTCAAATTGATTTAATTTCTTTTCAACCCAAGGTAGTATTTCAAGACCACCCCAAGCGTCAAGTGCGACGTTCCCACAAGAACCCTCATAACCACCTTTACGTTCGTTATCTTTGTGTCTTGATAGGAAACTCTTCATTCTATTTAAAGTGTCCTCAGATGCTTGTGGGTAATCGTTTAGTACCACATCTTCTTTGGCAAACATTCCAAGTCCTGCTCGTCTTACTGTTTGTTGTGATGGGTTTTCTAATGTCTTTTGGTTAAGGTTTGAACCTGCCTCTAAGGCTGCGTCTTCTCTTGATTGTTCTCCTTTGTTTGCGTACTCTCCTGTTGGTTTGTCTTTCTTAAAAATTTCTTGGTAAGTGATTTTAACGAAAACGTGGTTACAATTGGGTCCACCGAACTTAAGGAAAGTATCACCCCAATTACCAACACCTGGATACTCTGATTTAAATCCATTTAATATTTTATTAATATCTTCTAATCTGTATATCTTATTTGCGTTAATCATCTCGCGACAGAACTGTCTAGTAGATTGAATTATCGCTGGTCTACCTGGTCTAACTACATACTTAAATCTAACTTTGTAATTACCCAAACCATCTGAAAAGTCCATAATGGAATTTTTACCCAATACGTCCTTTTTATCACCAGGATTACCAATATTAACACTACTGAACTTATCGTCTATTCTACCTATGTTAAAATCACCCACAGGTTCAATTGATTTAATGAAGTGACCCTCCATCATAAAATGTTGATGGTCCTGACCTACTTGACTAAATTGTTGTAATATTTTTGTTTGTTGTTCGTCTGTTGGTACAATTTCTTTTTTATCTTTTGAAAATTGAAAAAAGTCTTCCTCGTGTGCTGGATGTTCTACCAACGCTATCGCGTTTCCACCCGCTAAATCCTCCTCATCATCAATTAATAATTCTATTACTTTCATATTAGTATATATTTTTATTCTTAGATTTTAGACCTGTCCTTAATGACCCTGTCCATTTCTTGTTGTGATGACATTTCGGATGCCACTACATATGTTTTGATTATTGGTTGTTGTCCTGATGTAGTAATTAGATTTTAGACCTGTCCTTAATGACCCTGTCCATTTCTTGTTGTGATGACATTTCGGATGCCACTACATATGTTTTGATTATTGGTTGTTGTCCTGATGTAGTAATATTACCATTAAATCCTGATTGTTGGTAGTCTACGTTTCCGCCCATACCATTTATCTCGTCTAATTGTGGTCTGAATAATTGTGTGGCAGTTCTGTTAACAACATACTCACCACCTTCCAATTCACCGAATGGAGTTGTTATTCCACCCATAGCGTGTGTAGGTCCTGATAGAACACCACCTAACGCCTTTCTAATTCTTACTTCAGGTACATCAACTGTTGGTACTGTTACTGCGGTAATTTCTCGTACGGTTTTAAGACCCGTTGCGATAATCGTTGCTACGTTCACCACTTTGGTTATAACATCTAATGGTGATGGTAATGTAGACTTTTGTTTGATTGCCTCAGACGCACCCACATAGGTATTGATTAACGCCTGAGATATACCCAACGCCTTACCCGCTAATGTGTCCTTACCAACTAACTCACTCAACGCACCTAACATATTTGCGGTACCTTGTGCGATGGCTATACGGTTCTCATATTCCTTATTGTCAATCTCTTCCCTCTTCTTTCCTAACTCATCTTTCTTCTTTGTATATTCTAATTCTAACGCCGCCTTCTTGTTTGCGTCATCACCCGCTAACGCAATCTTTTTATCATAATCTCCTTTTAGTAATTCTTCTTCTTTGGCTAGAATTTCAAGTTTCCTTTCGTAATCAGTTTCAGACTTTTGAAGTTCATACTCCAACGCATCCATATCGTTCTTCATCTTCGCGTCCATCTGGTCTTGAAGTTTCTTCTTGTCACTATCAGTTTGTGCCTGATTGTTGGATACAATTTGGTTGGTTAGTTTCTGATTTTCTAAACCTAAATCAATTAATCTTTGTTTGTCTGCGTCTGTTTGGTCCTTCTTTAATTTGATGGCGTCAATTTCATTTTGTATCGCCTTCTGTCTTAACGCAAATATTGCGTTCTGTTGGTCCCTAAACTCCTTACTATCTTCTTTGTATAATCTCTTCTTTTCTTCTAATAATATCTCTGCTGCCGCTATTTCATTTGCGTCTTTTTGTTTTACACCTTTGATATAATCGTCATCTCTCTTTTGTTGGTCTTCCTTATCTTTCTTTGTCTTCGCATCTGCTGCGTCTGTATCAGATTTAACTGCGTCCGCTACGGCCTTCTCCCTATTTTGTTTTTGTAGGTCAAGTTCCGCTTTTGACTTTTTGGTTCCCTGATTTTCTAACTTGTCTTTCTTTTCAAGTAACTCTTTTAATAATTTCTCGTCTGTGTTCGCCTTATTC